ATGGAAGCACTGAAAATTTATCCGGAGATCGCATCATGGAAAGTTGACCTAAAAGGCTTTGCAAGATTGTCCATCAGATTTGATTATGGAGGCAATAGAGTTGCGAACGAACAACTAAATATTACCATACCTGTTTCTGACTGGGATCCCAAGTTAAAGCTGGTAAAAAAGTCATCGTCTATTGCTCAATATGTCAATGCGATTATTGAACAAAAATTGCATAAACATAAAACCTACTTCTACAAAAGATGGGCAGCACAATTGATTGTTAATCGAGACATCATTAAACAATATATCAATAATGGCAGCTTGGAAGACTTTCACCAGTATGCCGAATGGGTAATTACTAATAAACTACTCTCTGATGGTCGGCCATTTTCAGAAGAAACTAAAAGAAGGTATCGGGACGAAATAAAGAGAATGCGACAATACAGACCTGTTTTATTGTTCAACGATATAACAGTAAAGTTTTTGGAAGAATACAAGGTGTGGCTTCAGCATGACTACAAGAAAAAAGACAATACCAAACTGCAACGGAATAGCATTTGGAAAGCTTTATCCTTTATAAGGATGGTTTACTACGTGGCCATCAAAGAAGAAGTAATCCCGGAGTCTAACAACCCATTTAAAAAATTCGACTGTGGCAAAAGTGAAAAGAATCTGACCAAGATAAAGTACTTAGAACTGTCCCAACTAGAACAAATTGAGCATTGCTTAAAGAGTAATAAGTTACCAGACATGACTATTAGAATAGGCTGGCGATTCTTATCGATGTGTGTTTCAGGATTAAGAATCAGTGATGCTATGAGCCTTAACGATGCAAGCTTCAATGATGCAGGTGACTTGGAGATAATACCATACAAGACTAAAAGACATGGCAACAAAGCCATTATTCCTATCATAAGCGATCGGCAAAAAAAGTACCTACAAAAAACATTGACTCTACCACTTCCGGAAACAACCTACAAAAACTTTCGAACTACATTCAACAATCACTTAAAGGTACTAGCAGCAGCTGCAGGTATAGAAATACAAGTTACCAGTCATGTTGGCAGGCATACGATGGGTTCTTTTTTGGTAGATGCCGGTGTCGAAAAAAGGGCAGCTATGGCCATACTAGGCGTTAAAAATGAAAAGGTGATTGAGACATACCTTCATCTAAAAGAAAGCAAGCTTCATTCGGAAGCAGAAAAATTGAATAAAATTTTTTAGACAATTACAGGTAGTGAGCTTCAATAGCTGCACCGATGGCACGGCTTAACTCGTTGTCTGTTTTGCCATCAATCAGCCAATGTGGTGGGTTGTCGCCATCTACTGGCATGATGATAACTTGCTCGAAAGTAGGGCCGTGGCATTCATACATTGGGCTGTGTTCTTTTATGCCGGAAAAGTGATCTTTAGCATAAACGATATAGGTTTTGCCCAAAGCTTCTATCTCAAATTTATCTTGGTGAAGGTGCTGTAAATCATTCATGTGTTTGGTTTTTAACAAACGGCATCCAATAAGAATGCAATATACAACCAAAAAAAACCTCCGTAGAAACGGAGGTTGAACCAAAACTCACTGTATATGAAAAAAGCGTTAACTACCAATTTCAAAGTGCATCCAATCGAAATTCTTTTCCTTACCGAGTGAAATAAATCCATGTTTGTAGAATATATCAATCATAGGTTTATACTCCGGCCGTGCAAATCTGGCTGTCTTAGCCGTTTCATGTAGTTGATTCCTAGCCGGATCTACATCTATGGCTGTACCCCAACTGTGGTTAGAAAGCAATTCATAGGCTTCTTCTATATTTCCACTTTTCATCAAAGCATTGTACCTTTTTTCGGTCCCTCTCTTTGGTCTAAAATTGTAGCAGCCACCAAACAAATCAATCCCTAATCGTTGAATTTCAGCATAGCCATAATGTTGGAGTAATTCGGAAAAGACAGCCAATAGTTTATCGGCAATGAGTTCATGGCAACGTATAGTGTTGACGCTTTTTTTAAGGTCCCAAGCTATACGCATCGGGTAAGGTAGATTGATCATTACCAAATTAGTTTCTGTGCCCGGCTTACCATATCTAGCTGTCAGTTGCTTTGTACTAAGCATGATTTACAAAAATTTAGGTTTTAATAATTTGATTCCAATAATAAGTAGCACACCAAGCACTAATGAACCACCAATACAAATACCGATGATTTGCCACGCATCCAACACTGTTTCTTCTTTCTTTTTGGTCGATGCTTCAACTATTCGTGTCAACTCGGCAATCCTTTCTCCCCAGCTGCTATCAAACTTGCTGCTTTCATTCTGACTGCTTTGTTTACCACCTTCACGAATGATCACATAAGGTTGTGGATTGCTGTTGTAAACATTAATCACATTGCTATCCTTAGCCGGTTGCTGAAATTTTAATACCTCTCTCCACCATTCATTTTGATTGGTAGATGTGTTGGTTTCCTTCTTTACTGTGCCGGAATCAACTTTTTGAGTGGATGCGGTTTTATCAGTGCTACTCGATTTGCTTTTGGTAGCACTACAGCTTTGAAAGAAAAGTAAAATAGCAAGTGCCATTGCTATATAGCAGATGGCACCTATTACGATGGAAAGAATCAATTTCTTTTTCATGATGTGGTTTTTTGCTGATCAGCCAATTTGCTGATGGGATTATTTTTAATTTGGAAAGTCATCAGCTTAAGTAACGGACCAACTAAAAACCGGCTGAATGGGCTTTCTGAATCAACTGCATAGATATTTTCTAACACGCTAGTAGCTTCGATGAAAATGATAAATGCAACTAAGCCGTTAGTTAGATAATCTATATAGGTAGCCATGTCAACCATGTTCGGTTGTTGCAGACTTAAGTACTTCAGCAAAATGCCTACTACCACAGCTCCGCCGTATTGCATAAATTTTACTACTGTTTTTCGATAACCTTCACTGGTTCTTGCTTTTTTTAACAAAACAGCTTTGAGTACACCTGTACCAAAATCTAAAGCAATTAGCAAACCCATTACAATGAGTAAACTTGCTTTAGGCAGGAAATTGTATTGCACATTTAAGAAGGTAAAGGCGAAGGCGAAGATTGATAGTGTTTTCATTGATTTATTGTTTAAGTAGTTTGTCATAACTCACTATTTTGAGGTGAGGAAGAATATTAAAAAGGATTGATTACCCAAAATGCAACCGATGTTTCGGCGGTGGCTGCTGCATTAAGATTTATAGTGAAACTACCTGCACCCGGAATAACGTTTTTAATGATAGCTGTTGCATCGTTGGTTCGGATGGTGGCGAACACATAAGAAGTAGTAGCCACTAGGCTATTGGTAACGGTTAATGCAGTAGCACCAGCGGCAAAGTTTACTGTACCCGTTGGGCGGTTAATAGTTACGGCACCCGTTGTACCAGCGGTTGTTGTAGTTCCCCAAATATCGAAGCTGCCGTTGGCTCTGATTTCCATACGAGCTATTGGAGCTGTACCTGAAGGAGAAGTTCTTAATGATAATTTTGCTGGCATATTTCCACTTGAAGGAGTGCCGTCAACAACTGCGGCTACCGAAGCACCTATTCCGTCTGTATTGCTTCCATCGCCGCCAACAAAACCAACAAGACCTAAAGCATCTCCGTTTTGTACAATTGTGCTACTTCCTGTCGAAGTTCCTCTAGTCTTACCTAAATACATTGTAGGACCACCGGCATCTGCGCTATTCCTAATAATACTAAAACCTGGTAACGCTGAAACAGTGCCTTCCATTTGTAATAATCTTTGAGCACCGCCAACACTTCTACCACTTGTAATGCCAAAAAACACATTCGATGAAAAGCTCTTAACACCATTAAAAGCTACAGCGTTATTGATTAAACTATCTCTTATTTTATAAGCTCTTAACCAACTAGCAATGGCATTTGTATCGGCAGAAATAGTTCTGTTAGTTGTTAAATTACCAATTGTGTTAATGCCATAACCACCAGTTAAAGTGATGGATGATAGCACTAAGTTAGAGATGGCAATTCGCTTTAATTCGCCATCTTTAATGACAAGCACACTATCGGTTGTTGCACCTGATGCAACATTGTAGAAATATACTTTTCCTGCATTATCAATCGCCATTCTGTCTACCGGAGTTACTGACCCATCAGGTGTTGTAGCAATGGTAATTCTACCCGGCATACTTGTAGCTGAAACCGTTCCTGCATCAATAGAATACCTAATTCTTACAGCATCTCTATATGCACCTGTTGCCCAAGCTTGCCCGGCAATATCAACAATTCTATCATTGGCAAGAGCATTAGAGTTTTGGTCTGAATAAAATCCTCTATTTTTTCTAAATCGAAATAAGTATGTAGAAACATCATTGCCAAACTGTGTGAATGCAGCACCTCTAGTACTGCTATACAAATCGCTATTGGCCACTTCAAACATATCCGTTCCATTTACAGTGCCAAATGCCACTCTTCCATCAGATTTCAAATTAAAAACATCATAATAGCTACCATTAATATATCGTCTAATATAATTACTGTTTGAAGTCGATAGCTTTCTAGTCAACCCTGTTCTAGTCATAGTGACTACTAGGTTCTCAGCACCACTGTATGTAACTACATCATTGCCATGCGTAACTTTTACATTTGCTGAGCCATTCAAATAGTTTAAAGTGTCTGTGATGTCTCGATAAGTGTAGAACCATTTTGATGGATCTTCGCTTCTTTCAAGGTTTAAGCTATTGAAAACAACGCTAACACCTGTACCCGCTATGGTATCATTTTGAAGTTGAAAATGCCCTGCACCAATGCTACTATTACACCATTCCAAATCAGCATTATTAATAGTAATCAAATGACCACCTTTAGTAATTTCAATACCGTACTTACATGCAATAGCCATCACATCATACATAGTTGCATGTTCGCCAATTACATACCCATATTTGTACCCAATTGATTGAGTATTCTTAAATATGGATTTGTACAAACCAGTAGAACGAGTGCTGTGGAAAGCGACGCTTTCATTCACCGGCTCAACAGTATTAATTGATGTAACAGGAACGTCAACTCGACAATTTTCAAATATTGTATTAACAGCCCATTGAAAATTAAACCCACTTAAATAACTACCCTGCGTAGCATGATGTGGTGTTCTTAAATGAATATTTCTGATATAAATATCAACAGCATTGTGAGAACCATAGATGCCGAAATTACCTCTAGTGCCAAACACAGCAGGTTCGTAACCACTTATACTATCGATGGGTAATCTACTTTCGATAATAGTGGCATACTCGTAGTTCTGTGTGTAGTGATCTGCTAATGCAAATTCAAACTGCGAAGGTGGAGCAATAGCTTCAATGGTTAAGCTCATATATTTCGCTAATGTGTCGCCACCTGCAAAAGCAGGTATATAAGATGGAATATAGATTTGGCTGTTTGGATTGAAGCCGTTGTTATCACTTGTTTTCAATCCGCCAGAAATAATATAATGACCATGTGGCACTACTACTTTACCATAACCACCGCCAGCAAACCATGCGTTGATAGTAGCTTGAAATGCTTGTGTGTCATCAGTAGTACCATCGCCTTTTGCGCCATAATTTTTTACATTGTATGTTTTTGCCTCTTTAAATGGAATAACATAACTATTCCAACTACCATACTTCTTTACATACAACGTATCATTACTGATATAAACACTGTCTGTATATGTCCTGAATTTTACACCATCGTATACCATCAAATATGACGTATCGCCATTTAAAAACAATTGCAAATCTCCGGCCGCTGTACTGTTCGTATAACGATTAAAGGTGGCCGTAAATGGCACTTTCAAATTCATTACTGCTTCTAAACGCTGGTGTCGCTGGCCATAACCATTGATATTGGTTATCGTTTGGCTCTGACCAAATACCGGCAAGAGCAACAACAAAAAAAACATTCTTTTCATAGATTAAAATTATAGGTTAAAAATAATATTTCGTAAACAAAAATTACAAATCGTTATATTCTGATCAACGGCAAAAGACCTGCATTCTTTCCCCTCGTTTCTGTACCACCTGCATTATTGGTGTTACCGGTTCCGGAAGATCCACCTCTGCCATAAACATTCGATCCCGCAGTACCTGTACCGGATGCAATGGGGTAATCATGATCATGCGATTTGTATTCATCTGCCTGATAACTACCTGCCACATTCTGCAAGCTGCCACTTACCCGGTCCGCATCTAATCCTCTACCACCATCAAGGCCTCTAACAAACAAGCCTCTTAAATCGGGCAAACGAAAAGTAGTGCTACCATCGCCTAAAGAAAACTTGCTTCTATTGGTAGTGCTATCGGTACTCCAATCTGTATCGCTCACAACGCCATTGCCTAATGTAAGTGTGTTTACAAATGCCCACAACCTTGGATATTCATCTCTATTCAACACAGTACCATCAGCCACTACAGTGTTCTTTTTCAACTTATAAGCATACTCCACACAACCCACTACATCATGGCCGGTATCGTAAGACTCTACATGTATTCGAGTACCTTTTTTAACCAATCTCAAATGCTCACTTTTACCCATCACAATTTCATTCACTTCGGCACCATCAAAATAAATCAACTCACTTGTTTGGGCTTTGATTACTGCATTGATCTGACTGCCTCTGTCTGTCTTGAATGCAATGGGTCGCATGTTTGGCCAGTTGGCAATTAAATCTAAAGTGATGGTGATTTTATTGGTACTGCCATTGATGTCTATCAGCTTGCTCAAATGTGTTGAACTCAAAGTTGTGTTGCTGGTAATTTCAACAATATCTTGAATGGTACCGGTTGCACTATTCTGATAGTCGGCAGGGTTAACGGTGATGGAAGGAATCATTTGAATAAAGAAGGTATCGCCATCTTGAAACTGTTGGCCATTGGTTAACTGAAAACCAAATGTTACACCACCGCCGGTAGTATCTTCGTATTCATCATCTTTTAGCGGACCAACACCACGTTGTACTACTCTGTAATTGACCTTGGCAACCATACCGGAATAATCCGGAAAGGCTGCTGTTCCGTCAAACTGATCTTGGTCTGGTGTAATGTCATCACCAACATTGAGACCAACAGTCAATTCTAAGTCGGCTAGTGTTGATACAGTTGAAGTGGTAGGCTCAACAAAGTATTCACTTAATTGAGTTCCTAATACACCGCTCACTAACTCATATAGCCTGAAATAATGTGCTACCTGGTTTAAGCCGGTAAATACAATTTGTTGGCTACTACTATGAGGCAACAACACATCAATAGTTTGTACTGGTGTGCTTGGGGCATTGGCTTCATAAACTATTGCCCGAAAGTCGTTTGGATTGCTGTTGGCAGCAATTGAAAATGTTAAGTCCATATTATTCTACTTTTAAAATGATTGCATCTGTACCTGTACCACCTGTTAAACCAAACAAGCTGGTATCTGCTATATATACTACTACAACATCATCTTCTAAAGCGATGTCGTTTTCAATGGTGGCTCCATTTCTTGCTTTGCTTTCACGCAGCTCTACCAACCATCCTGACATTGGATATCCTTCCTCTGACTTTTTTTCCATCTTACTGCCTTGAGGCCTAGTGAAAGCTTTGCCATCTATCAACACATCATCACAAGCGAAGATTCTGTTTACTCGATCTGCTACCCAATCCGGCACACCTTCTTCATTACCAATAGCAAGCTTGAATGCTCTGTAAGGGACGGCTGATAAACGGGTTAAATTAGCAGGCTCATCTTCATAGACTACATCATTCGATCCGGGTGTGAAATCTTGAATGTATCCTTCGCAACGGAAAGAAAATGTTTCGCCATTTTGAAAGATGGCTCCGAACTCATTTTTGCTATTGGTGTACTCATATAAAATGGTGCCGGGATGATCTTCGGCAACTTGCAATGGCTCACTAATAAGTGTGGTTAAAGAACCACCACTGCCTATTTTTACTTTTACGAAATACGTACCTGCAGCAACTGCAGATAAATCAATATTGCAGCCATAAGCATAGAAAGGTGCAGTATAAAAGCCTGTACTAATTGCGGTGTCGGTTCCTGAAACAATGGTTGCACCATCGCAGTCTACCAACAATACTTCTACCGGACCAAAATTGGCTACCAATTGAAAATACAAGCTGTCGTTGGTTTGAAACTTTTGCTTGTAGTACTTGGCAATTTCGTAAGGCTTTATCTGATCATAATAAGCAGCATTGTTAAAATGCTTGGTATGATATTTAGCATCGATGCTATAGTTTTCTTTGAACAGCTTTACCGGTGAAATGTCTAGTAAATAGATTGTATTAGCCATGGATTAAATCGTTTATATTGTTATCGTATGATAATAGAATATCCCATTCTTGTGCTTCGTCGTCGCTCGGTTTTTGGCTTGCTTTCAACACCCAACCTTTATAGGTTTTACCTAAGTAGCTGAAGGTGAACAAACCGTGAGCATTGGTAGCCATCAAACTCAATAAAGCTTCAGGAACGATTGCTTCAAAACTTGCCACAATGGGAACGAATAAAGGCGTAGCCAAATCGCCAATAGTTATATCTGCATTTTCCTGAATAGTTACTCCCGATTGTACTGTTTTTAAGTTCGGGTTTTTATCACTGGTTTGAAAGGTTAGCTTTCTACCATCGTAAGGCCACATGCAACCTCTTAACCAAGCTCCATGATTTAGTAAGCAACGCTTGGGTGATAGTTCTATATTGAAAGCCGTTGCCGTATCTAGCAAGCCGGTAATACTGCTGTAGGTAGGTCTGCGTAAACGGTAGTAGTCTTGTCCATCGATGGTTTCTACATACTCCGCATCAATCATGAAGATGTCGTTATCACTACTGCTGTCTGTAGTTGTTTTGCCTTCGAGATTGATTCTGGTAAACTCTATGCCATACATATCGGCACGGTATGGCGCCGATAAATCAAAATCTTTAGTGTTGCGGCTAATGGGAGATTTATACTCATGGGTAGTATTGAACTCCTCTCTACCGTTTACATCGTCGTAGTCTTGATTGGGGTAGCCTATTTTGAATTTGCTAAAAAGCAAATCTTCTGCAAACTTGAATTTGGCATCGTTTACTTCGCCCAGGTTGTAGACTACGGTGTTGTTGTAGTAATCTGCCTTGGCTTTAATATTAACTGCAGTATCGCTGCTATAATCTAAGCCAATGTTGAGATTGCGGTTAAAGCTGGTAAAGAAGTCTTTAAAGTTGCCTTTTATTTTGGCATCGGCAATACCTCTGATGGCATCGCCACTGGTTAATAAGATGGTTGTAGTGCTCAATGGTGCACTTGTAAGTGTAGTGCTTGCCCCTGCCATTTGTTGCAGTAAATGCGTACCCCAATCTATTGGCTTGATAGCTTTGATGGTAGTGGTTTTGTAATGGGTTTTGAAGCTGATGGTTAGATCAGTATCGTAAAACACTACTGTTCTGTTGCCGATAAAGTCAGGTGTTTTTCTTACAATTAAAAAAAGTCTTTCATCTGCATTTAAAGCAAAAGTTAAATTGATGGTTACGGTATAAGTACCAACTGCTTTTGATGCCCATGGTACAATATCTATTTCGTTGCCATCGCTTTTAACAAAATATATTCTCACATTTTGAGCAGCGCCGGTAACATCAAATTTTACACTACCAGTTGCAGTGATGGTAATTGTTTCTGTGATAGATTTTAATAAAAACCTGTCTTCGTCTGTTGCACTGTCGAATGGGGTATCGGCATTGCTTAACGGGCTGCTGCCCTCTATAATACCAAAGCTGGTACCCTCGGACCGTGCAAAAACACAGCCTACAGTATTGTATTCTTGCGATGCAATGACAGTGCCGGCATAAATACCATACAACACTTTCTTGTATAAGTCAATACCATCCATTCTGATGTTGATGGTACTGTCAGACAGGTCTTTTTCAAAGGTTGTGCTTTCGTAAGCCTTTAGATATTTCGGGAACCCACCTTCCAACACATTCACTTCAAAAAAATCTCGGCCGTCGTTGTATTTATTGAAATCAATCTCTCCTTTATAAAAGGCATCATGCTTGCCGGTAAGTGGATTTAAACGAAGTATGATTAGGTTTACAATATCTTCTCCACCGTTATTGTACAAACGGGTACGTAGAATTAAAGCCGCATCTTTTACAAATCTTAGTGGTATGGTAAAACTGCGAAAAACACCATAGTAAGTGGTGTTTCGATTGAAGTTGATGGCTTTCTCATTCCATCCATCGGGGTTGTTTGCTAATGGAACAGGAGAGCCGCTTGTCTTAACCACTCCGTTATCAACGTAGTAAGAAAGACCTGCGGCATCTGTTAGAAAGTATAAAAATTTTCGCTTATTCATGCTTAGGTGTTGACGTAATTGTTAATGTATTCATCCCAACCATCCATGCGTTTCTTCATGGCTTTCATGCCACTCCAAGTATTATTGATGGTGATACCCGGCATGTTTTCTATTGCCTGTCTGGTTGCTTTGGTTTCTTTCATTAAGCCGTTAATCATGTAGGCTTGATGATCGAGTAATGATTTATCTAAAGGAGGTACAGGCTTAAAGGCATTTGCAAAAGCTGCTTCACGGTATTCATCGAGTGATGGATAAACGATGGAGTGTTGCGGTAGATTTACTAGGGTATCGGTAGCAGGGGTTAGAAAAGTGTTGCCATCCGGTGTTTTAACTACCTCTTGTTGGCCACCATCACCCACAATAGCATAACCACCCGGTGCATCTTTTGTACCGTGGCGAAATTTGGGGATAGGATTCGCTAGAATGGCAGCTATTTGGGTCAATCCTATAGCACCAATAATTTTTGATAGTCCAATACCCAAAACTGGTCCTAAGCCAACTGGAGGTGGAGCTAATGCACCCACAACGGCCAAAGCAGTATTACCTAAGATCTGTGCAATTTGAAAAGCCCTTGCAAACCTTGCTTGACGCAATGAAATTTCCCTATTTCTTCTGTCCAATTCCTCTTTCTGAGTTTGGGCTTTCTTTTCAGCAATGGTTATACGTGCTGCTTTTTCCTCTGCAGATAAAGCTGATGCATTGATGGCCTCGATTTCAGTAGCTTTTCTTTTTTCAATCAGGTCAATCTCCTCTTGTATTCTGTTTTTTTGATTAACAAAAGCGGAATCAACAAGTGATTGTGTCAAGTTAAAAACCTCCTGACTCAATTGCATCTTAGCATCCTTAAGCTTCTTTTGTTGCTCCAAGTCTAAGGCTGCGTTTTCCTCATTTTTTGCCCTTCTTATCTCACCTTCTTTGATGATAAGTGCCGACAATTGTTTTTCAAATTCAGCGGTTTCAAAACCGGCTGTCTTTAATATTTCGATTATTCTTCTAGCATTATCAATTTGCAGTTGCAATTCCTTTTCTGCGAACTCTTCATCAAGTGCTTCCTTTTGCTTGTAGTAATCCTCTAGGGTAATTGTTTTATTAACGAGTGAATTTTCGAGTGCACTAAGCTGTTTATCGTAGCTATCTTGATTGGCTTTGAATTCTTCTCCTGCTGCATTCTGGGCTTCTCTTACTAATTTTTGCTGAAAGCTATCCCTAGCCGCATCTAATGCAGCAGTTTGTTTTTCTCTAATCGCCAGTTCCCGGTCAAACTCATCCTGTAAAATTTGTTCTTTGGTTTTGGCAAAATCTCTGGCTAAGTTGTTGCGTTTTATGTTGGCATCAACTTCAATTTTCTCCCTTTCTTTTTGTGTAAGTTCTGTATTGGTCAATAAGAACTTTTGCTCTGCAGCAATTAACTGTTCAGAAGTGTTGGTGAATATTGCCAATGCTTTTAACCTGGTATCGTAATCGGCATTTTCATTGTCAATGATTTCCTTCAATACTTTTAAGCGGTCTTCTTGTTGGGCTTTGAAGATTTCAAACTGGGCTTTGTTGTCTTTGCTGGCAGCAGCTGCTCTTTTTTCTGCACCCTGCTTATAAATATTTTCTATGCTTAATTGATAACCGGAAGCCTCATTTTCCAAAGCCAAAATTTCATCTTTTACTGCATCAATATTCTTCTTTGCTTCTTCTTCGGTTTTTTTCTCATCGAAAAATAACTTTGCAAGATCGTCTGACAGGTTTTGAGCTAAAACGAGTCTTTTACCAATACCCAACACATCAGCTATGGCATTGATGGTTTTTTCCAAAAACTGTGTTGGTAGCGTAAGAAACTTAATAAAGCCAGCAACCAATTCTTTATTCTTTTTTTCTGCTAATATTTGACCCTCTAAATTTTTTTGAAGAGTTTCTAATACCAATTTTTTAGATTGCTTTAGCGTTTCAACACCTGCAATTTTTAATTTCAATATTTGCTCTTCTGTTTTTCCTTGCAGCTTTAAAATATTCTCACTGTTTTTTAAATTATTAAGTTCTCTCTCTTTTTCGTCTGCTTGTTTCGTTGCAGTGTCCAAATTATTTTTCTGTTCATCCCCAATACTACTAAACAACTCGGCCGCCTGTACAAGTATTGGAATCAAGGACAATAAAATACCAATACCAATTCCTTTCAAAGCAGTTGATAAACCCCTAGTGGCTTTGGTTGCACCTTCTGTAGCACCTGCCTGTGCTCGGGAAGCAACGGTTTGGGCTTGGGTTAACTGCGTTTCTTTGGCTATTAAGAAATTCAGTGCCTTCCTCAAAATACTATCCTTATTCTTCAACTCATTTTGAATAGCCTGCAACCCATTGAGGATAGTTAATGCAGCTTGCAGTTTTACAAAGGTTTCTTGCAAGGCTTCGTTTTCACTACCAAACAATGCAGCTGCTCCTTCTGCAACAGAGAAAGCCCCGGTCAATGCAGTGGCTGCTCCAATGGCTTTATCAAATCCACTGGTATCACTAGCTGCCAATTTAATACTGTCTCTAGTATCGGCAATGGTGTCTTTGGCTTCACCCACTTCAGCAATAAACTGCTGTACAAATTCTGCATCTTGCCCAAATGCCACCGCCAAATCTTCTGCGGCTTTGGTCAATGTCTTTAACTCCTGACTACTGTTCTTAAAGTCCTTGCTCAATCCCTCGGTAAGGGTAACCAATAATTTTTCCCTATCTGCCAATTCTTGAAAGGCAGTACCACCGGTATCGGCCATGCCGGTAATTTGACGTTGTACCGCTTGCAATTCGTTTTTAAGTACATCGAATGCTGTACCAAAAGAACCTGCATAGTTGCCCACGTTACGTTGAAACCTGCCTGTTTCACCTTCCAGTTTTTTCAACTCATTAGTAGTTTCCAATATGCTTTGTTGCAATGCCTTACCCTCTCCGGCTTCTCGTTGCGCTTTGCTTAAATTGTCGTACTCTTTATTCAAACGAATAACAGTAGCACGAAGCTTTTCGATAGAACCTTCCGCAGCGTTCTGCTCACGGATGCTGTTTTTAATCTCTGCATTGCGTTGACGTAGCAATTCTTTTTCTTCAGCCAGTATTCTAGCCTGTTCGGTTTCTAATGCAATTCTTTTTTGATAAGTCTGTTCAACTTGCTTCTGAATCTTTGATAATTCAGCTTCTTCTTCACGCAATTTCTTTACACCTGCAGCAACTTCCTTAAACGAAGAAGAGCCCTCAAGATTTATCCTGATGGCTTTCACTTTTTGAAACTGATCGTAGACCGCTTTTAATTGACTGAGGAGAAAATCTGTATCTTCTTTTATGGAACCCCGGTCAATGTACTGGTCAATTAATTCCTCTGCCATTTGGTTTGTTTTTTTGAAGGTTATCGGTTGATTTGTTATACCGCTTCATTCTTTCGCAGAATGCAAACACACTGATGTTATCCTGTATTTGAAACTTAGCATGATCACTTAATGTGATGAGAATGCTTTGAAAATATTCGTGTGTAGGTTTGTAGCTTTTCTTGGTCTGCTTTTCCTGCAATTTTTCAAGGCTTGCTACTTTGAGTGTCAATTCAATTTTTAAACTCTTTGCCCTGTTTTCGCAGCGATTAAGGTTTTTTTGATACTCGACTTGATTATTCCAATCGAATTTGAAATTTGTTTTAAGCATTTTATTCAACTCAATGACTAAACCTTCATAATACCCTCTGCGTAGCGCTTTAATGATAAGGGCAATACATTCAATATTGGCACCTAGTATGGCAACTTGACTATACAGCTTTACATACAAGCGATGCTCATTATCGCCAATGGCATCAACATATTCTTGCTGAATATTAGCCCAGGTTGTAATTAATGCAGATGCAGGTGGATTTCCTTCTTTAATCAATGCCCTGAAATTACCATCAACCATACAGCTGATAAATGCATGCAATGGCAACTCATGAATGTTGCGATACAAACTGAATGATGGGGTATCCATTGGTGATGGCGGTAGCTGCTTCGATGAAGCTGTAGCCGAGCCCTTCTTTATAAATGGCCATTGTTTGCTGATGCTGAATCGCATAATCTTTCGCTGATTTTACTGCGGCTTCTAAGGCTTGGTTTTGACCTTTGCCGCTGGTTAAACATCCTTCACAACTCATATCATTTCATGATTAAACCGGTTGCCTGGCTTATTTTGTTTTTGAAAGTGGGGCGAAGCTTTTCATTCAGGTACTCTCTTTTAAATGGAATAGATAAACCAAATATGTTACCTTTTGCAGTGGAGTATTTTTTATTCAAGGATTCATTCTTTTCATCTGTGCTATTGATAACAATTCTAGCGCCTTCCACCTCTACTCTTATGCCTTGGTAAAATGAACCAGTGTCTCTCAATGTTACCCTGTCTGTTGGCTGGCCTTTCTGTTCTTTAATGGCTATCGTTCTATCGCTATAAGATGGCAGTATTTCAGAGCCATCACTACGCTTACCGGTAAACAACTGTTCCGCATTTAGATCAGCAATGGTTTCTTTGGTTTCCACAATCGATTGCTCAATGATGGCGTCTGTATCTAATGCTTTTACCTTATTGTATAACGATGGGATAGTCATGTTAAAATGATAAAGGGAGAGACAGTTTTACCTGTCGTCTCCCGTTATTTAATCGCCAATTTCTGTTTTTGGAACTGGCTTTTCTTTTTGTTGTGGCTTTACTTGTTGAATGCAAAGCCGATGTACTTCTCTGAGTTGGTCTTTTGAAAGACCGTGGTGGCTTTCATGTTTTACAAATGCATCTTGGGTTTGTGTAGCAGCCCATTCTGCATTAAAGACAACTCCTTCAAATTTTAACATACCCGATTATTTGAGAACCTTACGGGGTTCGGGTTTACAATTACTTGGTCAAAATCACAGGTAAGAGCTCAATACCTGTAACATCAGCCGCATCTAGTGTAGCTGGTGTTGGGCCTGTTAATTTGATTTTTGTACCACCTGGTAAAGCAGTGTAGGCAGTAGAATCAAATGTTACAGCCAAGGTTTTAAGACTTGCGTTTTTAGCTACTGAGGTAATAGCTAAAGAAGTGCCGTAATTGGTACCTGTACCAGCTGTGAAGGTTAAGGCATCAATTGCATCCATGTAATCGTCATAGATGTTATAATCCTCAATCAGATTAGAACCCGGAATCTTCATAGCAATTTGCCAAACGTTTGAGCTGTGAGAGTCTTCTGACATGGTTACATCAATCAATGCTTGAATGTCTTCCAAACTAGCATCAGCCGGTGTTTCAGCCCAAACAGGATTGTCGAAGTATTCGGAAGCAGATAAGATAGAAGCCGAAACTTGTACCACACCTTCTTCTACGTTTTGACCGGTAGCAATTTTGTTACCACTGAAGAATAATTTAGCTTGGAAGCCTTTGAATTTAGTGCCAGATTTAAGGCCCCAAATAACGCCGTTGGCATCAAATTCAATAATTCTAACCGTTTGATTGTTGAAGGTTCTTAAACGCTTTAATAAATCAGATCCGGCGAATACTTTGAAGTTGTAAGCTGGCTTACCTTCTAACAAAGTAGTTTTAAAGCCAAGGTTTAAGGTGCCTTCTTTATTGGCTTCTGAAGCATCAGCAATATCCTGTGCTTCGTTGATGATAAATAACTTATTGCTATCGTCTTTCGACAATTTACTGTTAGCAATAAGTTTATTGAAAAAGGTTGTTTCGTCTGCATAATCAGCAGCTGCAATTTCGCCGTTGAAAATGGCGATTTTACGGAGTACGCCCCGGCTTTTATCACAAGCCAACTCACCGGTATTAGCTACTGATGCGGAACACAATGAAAGTGCCATGGTTATTTAAGTTTTAATGATGAACAATTTTTGTTTGGGTTGTAGTTTAGCAACAAATTGATGCGGAAGCAATGAAATGGGTGCATATCTACAACTGTAAGCCTGTTATCCCTACGGCTGCCGGGGTACTCTTTCAGTACGTTGGCAATGTTTAAGTCTATGCTCTCTGGCATGAAACCAAAACTGTGATTGCCTATAATTTTTAAAACATCTAGCCTTGCTTCCTCGTCTGCTCTGTGGGCTATTGCAGCTTTGATTGCAGTGAGATTTACGAAGAATACCAAATGAATATTTACTGCATTCAATACCGTTCCTCCACCTAACTTAATTTGATCAGAAATGCCAAAAAAAGAAATGGCTTTTAAGGTATCATCCCAATACACTTCTTTATACTCTGCGCCATTGGTAAACACTTCAGCAATGAATCCATCAGCAGTTTTATTGCGATAGCAACGACCATAAGACTGGTAGGAATTAGCATTTACACTCCATGCAGTACAAAGCCTATTGTACAAAAGCTCTTGTAATTTATAGATGTAATTATCTATACCTGTTGGATTGTTAATGGTGTTTAGCATAAACTTTGGCTAACTGCTTTTGGTTTTGGATAAAAAGTGTTTTTCAGTCTTTCCAATTCTTGCTGTATTTGTTGTGCCAAACCTGTGGTATTAGGTGCATCGCTAATGGGGATAGTTCCTTTAAGATCCATGTACACCATCAATTTATCAATACCCTCTTTTAATTGACGTTCGGTACCATTGCTGCGGGTAGAATGCATGATGCCTTCTATCACATTAGCAGCCATTTGTAAACCGATTAGTTCGTCAAATAAGTATGGCTTTTTGATGATGGCTTGTGTATGATCCCGGAAAGAACTCATTACCATATTAATGCCCAAAGGCCTTGTTTGCAAAGTGTAATGCTCATGGTTAAAATCTAGCTCTCCGGCTGTTTTCAGTGACGCAAAAACAACAGCATTGAAACATCTTGTCTTATGCCAGTCGGCATGTACAGATATGGCTTTGCTGGTGCCTAAATCATCTTGAAAATAACCGAGATAAAATCTATGTCCATGGCCTAGACTACTTATGTACTGGAGAATGCACCCATCAAGATCAACGACAGTTTCGGAATAGGCAACAGTAGTAACCTCCTTTGTTAAGATTGGAGTTTTCACACCTTCTTTAAACAAATACAGGTTGAAGGTCTTTGCTTCGGTAAAATATAAACTAACACTGTTTATCTGTGATGATATGCTTTGGTCTTGTGCTATTTCAATAACATAACCAACAAATAAGCCAGTGTTAGTAACGGTTTCTGTTGATTGCCCGTAACGAGAAAACAATAACTTTTCTTCCACGAGTTCAGGAACATTAAATACACCATTGAGACAACGCAAGGCAACATCCTGATACATCAGTTGCAATAACGTATTGAAATTATTGTCAGATATAGCTGAGTCGGCTTGCGTATTCTTGATATTGACGATGTTGCATAGTGCATGAAACCCATCAAAATATCTACCTGATGCAGAAGCTTTATTGTCGTTATCTAGGGTTGGAGACGTAACTGTTGGTTGACGCCAACCCAAACGACCTTTTAAAGTGTTCCACACTCTGGTATAATCAAACCCGTTGGTGTATTTTGTTTCTAAAGCCATTGGAATGAATTGTTGGTTATTTACTGGGTTATTGCAGTCTTTCGTAACGTGTAATAGACTCGATAAATAACCGATTGCGTGGATGTTGTACCGTCAGCTGTTCGGGCTTCTATTTTGTAATAGGTAAAACCCGGCCATGTCTTTTCAAACTCCGCAGTATTGGTAGTTTGATTTACAAACGCTGCAGAGCTGTCAGTAACGGTATAGTTTACACCATCCATACTTCTGTACAAGTACACTTTACCTGCAACAGTGCCAGAAACCTTAGTGGCTTTTACCTGAATGCCCATTACGCTATATCCACCGGTTACAGTGATCACTTTGCTTACGGTGTCTTTACTAGAACTCGTAACAAGTGTATCACCTGCTTTCAGTGGCATAAGAGTGGCGCTTTGGGCTTGCGCTGAATGGATAGCCAGCAAAAAAATTGCTGAACAAATGATTCCTAAATACTTTTTCATGATAAATGTGATTGATGTTAATGTTGTAAAATCAATGGATATTGGTTTTAAAAACGATAAGTGCAACAGTTAGCTTGACTGGCCAACCAAATGCACCACACTTTCGCCGCTAGTTGCTAATGGAGGCAACGCATAAGCCATCGTAAGTGAGATCTCCCACTCATCGTTGATGTCCTGTGGACTACCACCATAAATATTGGCAGAGGTATCAGCTCTCTTGGTGTACATTGAGATATCTGCAGTTGCACCACTACCAAATGGATCGGCAGCAATACCTAACATACCTACTTCGTTTTCACCTGAGTTAACACCCTTTTTATTCAATTCGTCATTCCATTGCAATGCGGCTAACATACCTTTTGGCATGATCAATACGGCACCATTTTCATAGTCGGAAGAAACTACGTCACTGGTAGTGGCGATATTTAAACCGGAGAAAAGGTTTGACAAATTCGTTTGGTTGGCTGCGCCTTGGTTACGCTGAAATTCAAATTCATCTGCCATTTGCAAATCAGCAATCACATCATATTCAGCGCTATTAAACAACCTAGCTGCCATAAATGATTTGATTTTTTGTGCAAAGCGGGAAGATTTACCGGCTTCGATTTCCAAAGCAAATAATGTTTCATTCCATGTGCCAGGTCTAGCACTTGCAATTTGTGGTTCAATAACCGATGCTGCCAGTTGACAACGATTGGCAATTAGAAATGCCAAAGCAGAGTCATCATGTCTTTGACGAAGGTTTTTCCACTTCATCTCATACAGGTTATTGAATAGGGTTTGGTAATCAAAGATGTTGTTCTGAGCAATCTTTCGAGGTAAGCTCATTGTTTCTACATGGGTAATGTAGGTAAGCTCAACCTTTCCTGAATCGCCATAAGTGCCGGTGTGAACAGCTGCTTTGTTTGTAGAACTACCTTTTGTTACATTTTTGAGATAGTTGATTTCAACCGTTCTTAGGTCCGATTTCCTTAGTTCGTTTGCGTTCGGGATGGAAAACTCTTGGTTTTTTAAAGCCAATTCCATCACTGTAGGAACTTTACGTCTTTGCTCTGGGGCTTGATTCTTTGCTGAAACAACTGACTGTCCTTTAGCAAGAACCGACAATGCATAGTTTGCCATTGTTGTAGAATTTTGTGTATGAAAAAATATTGTGATGATTGGCATGTAATGCCGTTTGCTTAGAAGGCCCAGTACCACTGTGAATAGATTCTCCCTGTACCACAGATCATTGAAAATATTCCGGCTTCAGTTATCATTGCGAGTACCACTCGGCGAAATGACAGACCAAAAATAGATTATTTTACCAAAAAACAAATCATAATAAAAAAACCCCGATGTTTTCGGGGTTTTTATTCAATAGAAATATCCTTTTTACTTGTAAATATCGAAGCTCGGATCGTCTTTTGCCAACTTGTCTACATAGTTGGTGAATTCAGGGCTCATTAAGTTGCCTCCGGGATTCTCTTGTAAATATTGCTGTTGGGCTTGTGTCATTGTTTTAATGCCACCTCCGCCACCGCCGGGAGGATTATTATCTCCACCACCTCTTCCACCTTCTCCACCTGCAGCAACCCATTTTCTTTCTTCAAAATACTGTGCTACTACCTTGTCAGGTGGCAATGGTGCATGTGTAGTTGGGTCTTTTACAATTTCGCCGTTACGCTTTACAATTGTTTTGCCGTTTTCAGTCTCAAACTGCAAATCATTCTTCATGATGATTAACCGTTCGGTATCTTTCAAATCAGCAGTACGACCGGCAGGGAAATGTCCAATCAACTGGCTTTCAAAAACAACCTGATCCGCTTTTTGCTTAGCCGTTAGCACTTCATTTTGTAAACTTTCCTTGTCTTTCAATAAAGCTTGAACTTGTTGCCTTAAACCATCATCACCGGTAGCCACTTTAGCAGTTACTGCTTCTACCACTTTGTCAAGGTCTTTTTCCTCTCCATCGATACCAAACTTCTTTTTCAGCGCTTTGGCTGCTAATTCTTTGCCTTTACCTTCACCTTCTTTCTCTCCCTCTTTCTTGCCGGCCGTTTTCATGTTGTTGTCTCTCGTCTCAAGCTCGGTAGGTGTTAATGTAACCAATCCTTCTTCCAATGCAATGTCTACTTCATTGGTGTCTTTGATAGCTGTTTCAAGGTCAGCCTCCTTAATTTTTAGCAATTGAGCAATTTTTTGCAATGCTTCTTTTTTGAGTGCCATAATTGTAGTTTAAGTGAAATACTATTGTTTAGTTCAATTGAAAAGGGACGAACTATTGAAATAGTTTGGGTTTATTTCTCATGTCTTTACCGATTTGTTCCCAATACTTTTTCAATGCAGACTCGAGATCTTCCATTGATAAAGTACTCATAAACGGTTGTCCGCTTTTCATGTAGATGATAGTACCCCAATCGTAGCCGGTATGATAACAGTCGATATTAGCTGGATTGATTTTGCAATCAACGGCTTTATCGGGATTGCCTTTAGATTCATCACCCGGCAATGCGATTGGGATAGTTAGCAATGGTAAAAACATGGATTACTTTTTGAGTAGGAAATACTTTTTAGTGTTGCGAACCTGAGCATTCAAGTCCAAAATATGCTTCACTGGTACCCTAGTTGTTTTTACAGGAACATTGCTTGTAATCTCTATTCCTTTGAAATCCATTGGGGAACCTGGCAAACCTTCCCACTTCGCTTTGATTACAGGATTAACCCTCATCTCAACAAAATCGAATTGCTTTTCATGTGCCAATTGGCTTACAAAGCTTTCATACTTTGCAAAGTTTTTATCTACCAAATTGTCGTAATCAAATTGGTTCAAGTCTAATACTGCATTAGGATTAGACTGATCTACGACGATGGCATTAGGAACTTCCGGAGCAATCGCAGGTGCAATTGTAGGTTGAACGACAGATGGATTTGCAGTAGCTTGTGTACCAGCTGCATTAGCATTGTTCTGATCAATGCCTGTATTTGGAGATGATTGGTCACCTTCTCCACCGGCATTAGTACCATTGCCATATTCACCTTCCGGCTTTGTAATGGCTAAGAAGATTTCTTCTTGCTCTTGTTCGGTATAAAGCTTTTCATCTTTTGCCAATTCTGTTTTTAACTCTTCTTGAGTTAAGCCGCTTTCATACATTGGCTTGTATGTTTTCACTGCGGACGCTTTTCTTAGTACATTCATCGTTTATGGTTTAATGGTTAAAAAAAACTAAGTAATCATTGATAAAATCTTTTCTTCTGAAATTTCACAGGTGTAATGCCAAGAGGTAGTATTAACACAAGAAAGCTCAATTAAAAAGTCACCATAAGGACATGCTTTTACACCGGTTACAATTCTTGGTTGCTGCTCTTTGTCAGTCAACAAATACACAATTTGACCAAAATCAAAAGGAACATCAATGGTTAAAATCATTGGGCTTGTTTTGCGTTTACATGATTCTCTACTGCTTTTATGTAGTTTGGAATTACTCCCGGTCCAAACTTTTTATACAGCTTTTTCATCCTCCGCTTATGGTTTACTTCCATAATAACAGGCATTGGATTTATATATGCTTTGCCTGCAATAATGGGCTTGCCGTCTTTTAATTCAGTCTGACCATTAATAATCATGTCCTCACCTTTCATTAAATGTTTTTCATGTGTGAGCATCGTTACCGTAGGTAAGGTTTCAGCAATCTGCCCTAGTTGTTTTGCGATTTTCTTTTTCATATTGTAGTTGGGTTTAGCTTACCGGTTCTGGTTGTGTAATGTTTTTTGCTTGTACATAAGCTTTCAATTCCTCTTTTAAAACCTGTGCAGTGTATTGAGGATTGATCCATTTGGCATCCTCAATAGTGTTTACCCATTCACCGAAATAGACCTTACATTGATAATCTAATTCATCCGGAATGATTGCTTTTGATTGTGAAAGGCTTAAATGTGGGAATGGCTCAACGTCAAGCATTTTCAAAGCTTTAGCCATTTGCAATGGACTGTTTTCATATAGCGATCTAACATAACGTTCCATTGCTTTGTCTAATACAAAGTCAGGAACACCCTTTGAACGCATCGACATATACTCGTCTAATAATTCAGCCGCTGTCTTCAAGTTATAATCCCGGCCATAAGTAATCGAGGATTGTTTGAAAGCAGATTCAAACCAAAATTTACCAATGAAATATGCAATCATATTTTCGGTACTCTCTGCCCAATCAGCTGTTGCATTTAACCTGGCTATAATCGGCTTTTGGTCGAAATAGGTTTTGGTTGCAGTTACATCACCGGAACTTGCTGACGGACCAGTCGTTTTAATATCTGTAGCAGTGTGCCAATACGTAGAGGTGATTAGCATTTCAATATCGGCTAAGCTGTTATCTTGCTTTTCCCATCCTTGTACATCTGGGCTAACGTAACCAAACACTTTTTTAAAGTCAAATCCCGAGCCTTCTTGAAAGATTTCTAACGGGAATCGAGCTACATCAGAAACCTTAGTTTTCATTTTGAAGCCGGTCCCTTTTTCTGCACCATGTGGGGTACAATCCGGACAAGCATTGCTGGCTAAATAACCAGTGCCTACACAAGTGCTACAGGTTAATAAAGGCTCTACCGCTTTGGCAAACCCATGGTATTTCTTTTGAAGATCTCTAACTGACCGATCATACAAAAATGAATCTGCCAATTCAACAACACCCTGCAATGGAGATTGAAATATTTCAGGCTGATCATACTTTACAATATCTGAAACCACAAAACCCGGAGTGATACCCCATTTGTTTTTGATTGGGTTTTTAGCACCACCAATAGTAGCAATGATGATATTGTTTTCTGTTTTTTTAACTATGATGTCTTTGCTGTCGTCAATAAAACGGTAATAGTTAGATATTTCATCCGGCTTTTTATCATTGAAGTCGGTATCAGTTACCCCAAAGTTTTTTGCTTCTCCAATGGTTAGATTGAAGCAAACATGCTCAATTTTTCTTCCGTTTGGTAAGTAGTCGTAAATGGCGTAGATGCTCTTGTAGGTTGGATAAGGCCTTGGGTTATTCATTTGACCCATAGTATCAACTTTCAATGGCTCAACCTCAATAAGAATGATACTGGCAGGATCGCATCTGTATGCTTGCAATGCAAATGTTTTAACCCACTTTCTCAATGCCATATTGTAACGAATGTTATTCAGTAGTGAATACATCGTTTTTTCTTTTTCTTCAGGTAGATTAAAGTTCATGGATCCACCCCTTGCAGTGAATACCATTTCTTCTTTTTGCAGGAGTCTGGCAAACAAGTCTTTATTGCTGACTGCATATTTTTGTCTGATATTGAACACATCGGCATCTTCAAAATGCTCACATCGTTCGATGGCATTTTTCATACCAACTCCATGTACATGAAGGCGAAGCTTATCAGCAGCTTTTTTACCTTCTTCAATAATTTTTTTGTTTGGGTTTTTTAAGACGATGTCTTTGATTTCGGAGATTTGATAGGTTGCCATGATTATTGTGGGTTTTTAATATCCAAAGATTTTTTTTCGTTTAGCCTTGTATTGAGTGAACTCTGCATTCAATATGCGGCATATAAAATATTTTTTCTGATCGCTGAAATGACCGTGTGGTTCGTAGGTGATACCGGTTAGCTTGTCTTTTATTTTTGGCTTCAACATCTTTCCTTCTTTGTCTTCTTGAACAATGGAATAGTCGTTAATTGATTCTACACAGTTATCACCAATAACAATACTCCAACCATACAATTGATGCTCATAGATATCATTGATGAAAGCATAAGCCAGTCCGGTTTCAGGTGCACTTTTCGCCACTCTGTTAATCACCTTAAAGCCTTCCATCGTTAATACTTCAATAAACTTGTCATAGAAAGAAGCCGAATTAGGGTCAACTGTACTTCTTCTGGAAGCGGAAGGGTCGCCATAAACAAAAATCAAATCTTCATGATTGATGGACCGGAGCCATTGTGCTGTTTTCTTAGCAGCTTTAGGTGCATTGTTTTCCGGTGTCTTACATGGCAATTCATGTACTTGGGTCAACTGCTTCGCATTCTGTATTTGCCAAACACCAACCGTTACATAAGGATTTACGTTTTCATCTAAGGAAAGATGAATGGCGCCTGAAATGGGTTTTACTGGTCTAACATGTATCAAGTCCTTAAATTGCTTGAAGACCTCTGAACCATTTTTCATGATACCCCGCTCACCATTGGCATAAACCCTATAATCGTTGGGGTTGAGGATTCTGTCTCTTTCAAACTCTGCTAACACGTGTTCATCATAAAAGCCTCCTTTACCCGATGGATGGCCAACTACCCAAAAGTTATCTCGGTGCGTTACCTTAATCCAAACGCTATCGCCGGCTTTATTAATTCTTTTAAAGGCATAATCAGCGTTCAAAGAGCTATATTTTGTTGGTGCATCTTTCACATCTAGTGGTAAATCAATCCAAGTGTCTAGGTCAATCCATTCTTTGTATAACCAAAGCTGTGAGTTCACCGGATTCCAGTCACAAATAAACTTTTGATTGGGTTTTCCTCTCAATCGTTTCCGTTGCTGGTCCCATTGACGTTTGAAAAACTGATTCCACTCATTGTTGTACACTATGTCAAAGCCTTCGATACCTTTAATGCCTTCCTCATCGTCTAAGCCTCGGAATCTCAATCTGCAATCGCCGTACTGGTACTTAATTCTAAAGTCAAGGAACTGCAGATATCTTTCCAATTGCATTCCGGTAGCTGCATTTTTAAAAGATTCATAAATCGAGTCTTTTATGTGAGCCCCCACAGATCTAAATACCATCGTATTAATATGATTAACCATGGTATAATCCAAAATTGCTTGAGCTATGCTATACGTCTTTGAAGCTGAACTACCTCCTTCGATATAGATATACCTTATTTTGGAATCTGATAATAATGGCAGAAGATGCCAAAAGAGCGGATTAAACAGTTTGGTATTGTAAACAATGCTGTCCGCCATAGTGCCATTTTCAGCGAATTATTATTAATGCTACTGTAAAATAAATGATTATTTACCACTACATAAAAACTATTCCCCAGAGAAGCCAATATGTTGCACTCCCGGAAGGTTTACTTCAGCTGTAAAAACAGGCTTACCTTCTACCCTGTCTAATATTTCTCGAATGGCGCTGATGTCTCCTTTTGCAGCTTTTTGTAGTAATGCCATCACAATGATGTCCTTGGTGGGATTAAATACTTTGAACTTTCGCTTTTGTCCTGTTTCTACATCAGTCCCGGTCATGATGATTTCCTTTTTACCATCAAGACTTTTAATGAGTAGGTCAGTCAGGAACTTTGAACTTTTCCTTCTGTTTTTTGGCTGGTACTCGGCAGAGAATTTTTTTCCATCTTCTCCTGTCAATTTCTTAAAACCTCCCGGCATAAGTTGTCGTTTTTTTGTCGAATTATGACAAAAATAGATTGTTTTATCAAATTATGATTAATAATTAGGCAGGAGTCCACGCAGTTGACCACATGGCATCGGTTATAAGTTCTGTTTTTGGAATACCTTTTCGGCTGGCAAGTCTGTAAATTTCTTCTGATTCCATGCCAAATTGTTGCATAATATAGTCGATGCTCTTGCCGTCTTTGATTAACATTTCTACGATATCAGCCATGCCTAGAACGGTATGGGTTCCTTTTACTCGGTTCATTCGTACTGTTGTAGCAATGTGATCAGTTCCTTTAGGGAAAACAATTGGGACATATCCTTCGGTGATTTTGTAAACCTGTGGGTTGCCGGAGGTTTTATATCGATGGAAACCATCAATGATGGTGTATTTATCGAGGTTTTCGTTTTCCGTCAAGTTCTCTATATGTACGTCTTTTGGTAAAACACAAATTGGGAATAGCCATCCATCATTGATAATGGATTCAATCAATAGTTTCATTTCAGGCGGTGCCATTTGGTTAGGGTTATACAAGTTTGGGTTGAGTTCGTCTCTGTGTACCCAATGAATGTTATTGATTGGCTGTGCCAGTATTAATTGTTCGATATTTTTAGGAATGGCCTGTGAAAGTTTTGATTGCGTTTTCATAATAGAAAGTTTGATATGTTATTTGAACTTAGCCGTAAATAGCTTTAGCTTCTTCTAGTGTTATTTTAAGTTTTGCCAATTGTTTAACACCTTCACCAACCATGTTTTGAGATTGTCTTCCTTTAAAGTCTCCTTTTTGAGCAATTTTGGCAAAGAATTTCCATGAAGCTCCGCTAATAGGGTTGGGATCTTCATCAGGAATTGGGGAATTTGTTTTTGATTGATGTTGACGAATAAGTCGGTTAATGTTTTCTTTAATAAGGTTTTGATATTCCGGGTCGTAATTACTAAGTAGAATATGAAAATATTCTTTCCATGTTTTATGATCAGGTTTGTGCCAGTTACTAAAAAGCTCGGTGTTTGCATAGCGCCATGCAGTTGCAACTCCTTTTACACGATGTAACATTTTATGCCATAATTCAGGAAAGCATTCTGCATAAACCCAAAGACCCCGTAATGGTTCCTCACCAAATGGCGGACATACTCTTTGGTGTAAAAGTTTTCCGTGCAATTGGGTTTGGTTGAAGATGTCGTAAGTTTTGTTGTAATCGTAATTTTTGATTTGGACGAGTTTCCAAACATCTTCCGAGCTCCAGTCATAAATAGGGAAAGCCCGGTAAGCGTTTTTGTGTTCTGCAGATGTGGTTAGGAAAGCATCGTTTTTTTTGGTGGCAATAATCCTGAATCGGCGAAGGCTTTCCTGAGTACGAATACCGGTGAGGTAACACACTTTTCCATATTCCGGACCGTACATGGTTGGCATCCAGTCCTGAAAAGATTGACCAAAAACAAAAGATGAGTGATAGGTTATTGCAGCTGGGGGAAGTTCTCTCACCCATAGATCAGATTCTTCCGGGTGCCAACAATACCAATAAGGTTGTTCATTACTACAAGCATTGCGGTGTTTGACGGGTAAGCAATACCAATCCAAAATAACATCCGGGCTTTGCTTTACTCTTTCTACATATTCGATAGTGGTAGGATGAATAGCTTCTTCATCTACAAAAATGGCATGTACTGGTAAGCGACCAAGTTCTCTTGCCACTTCAATGGTCAAATTCAGTACAGCTGTACTGTCTTTGCCACCGGAGAAAGAGACTACAATTTTATCATAATTAAGGAAACAGTACTTTATACGAGAAAGGGCTTCCTCGTAAACATTGTTATTGAGATAGCCCTTTTTTCTGATTTTCATAGCCATACTATGCCGTTTGAATTTCTTTTATATGCTTAGCCGAAACGCCATCAACAATCGTTCGGTTAATCATGGGATGCTCTTCATCTTTTGGACCAAAGTCACTATCGGGGTGGTAAGCGATTACATCCATCGTTTGTTCCAAAGTTCTAAAGCAATGTGAACCATGTAGGTAGAGTTCGCCATCCTTTCCAAATGACTTTTGCCCGGTTTCAGGATGAATGATAAATATCTGCCCAGGGAATAGCGGAATATTGCCGAAAGGCGTTACACAGTCGCCATTACCTTTTACTACTAAACCAACTCTGATAGATGGATGAGTATGCATGGTCTGGTCAATGTGGGTAGGGAAATGCAAATGATTCAAGCAAGGGTCGCCAAACTTAACGGGAGGAATCAATAAAGAATCTGTACAGCCATCAATGTATTTTAATCTTCCTTGGGCTTCAATTGGTCCGCCAATATTAAACATGGCTTCATATCCTATACGTTCGATAATTAAAGTTTTGGTGTTTTTTTCACCTTGAATAAACCTGTCTGCAGCAGTAGTAACAGCAAAATAATCTTTAGGTAAAGGAAAGTGGCCATTGATAAATGAAAAGCTTTCATATTGAAAAATGAAGTAAGAGCTTCCTTCTTCAAATAAGAAAATATTGGATCCAACCAAAGCATGAAGCTTAGTAGGGAATTGATAATTACTGTAATCATACAATAGACCGTTTTGCCATTCAAAAGCTGAAAAAGTGTGTTTCATATATTAAGCGTTTATAGGGTTTAGCTCAACCAAATACATCAATGCAGCTTCTAGTTTTTCAAATTGGTGTTTTGTCTTGATGGTATTTAGCAGCTGTAATAGTTTAAGTTTGTTCTCATGCAGCATCACTAATTCAAAAACACTATAATCGTTATGAGTAGCTGATGGAATTGATTTTGGCTCTTCAGGAATGTCGCCAGTAGCATCTAGTAATTCGTTAGGTTGTTCGGTCAATTCAAATTCCGGTATTTCTATATCCCATTCTTTAATTTGTACAGCCCAATCATCTTTGAGTTTAGTTATATCCCAAATGCCGGAATGAAGGTTGTCTAACAAAATGAATTTTTGACGCTGGGTTTCAGTGAGTGCATCGCCGAACAACAACCAATTCAGTGGAATTTCTTTGTAATCCAAAGCTTTGAGGGCATAAAAACGTTTTTCACCGGCAAGGATGGTGTAATTGTTTTTAGAGTGCAGCACAATAGGATTGACAAATAGTATTTCAGGATCTCTTTTGATGGAAGCTTTAAGACTTTCAAATTCTTTATCACCAATCAACCTCGGGTTTTTATCATTGGGTGAAATCGATGAAAGAGGGATTGATTTTGGTACAGGCATAAAAGAAAGTCTAGTACCATCAAAAATAAAAGTGGGGCAAACGTGTAAACGTTAAAATGAGGAAGGATATAGAATTTTAACAAATAGAAGAAATCTATTGTATCATGGCTTAATCTGCTTGCCGTTATTTCTTGCATTATAGGCCATGATACCAAATAAGATGCAGGCGCCGATGGCGTAGTATAAAAAACCTGAATCTGCATAAAGTAATTGCATAGTATAAAATTACATATTTCTTAATTCCGGTGCAACATAGGCAACGCCTAGCCAATTAAAGAATGCTTCTTCGCTTTCCCATTTGGGTGGCAGCTGTGGATTCTTTACCACACAAATCCATGATTTATCGCCGCTTTTTTCGCATTCATACACTTTTCGAAGTCCGTCTTTTGTGCCCACCCAACCATTCTTAACCCAAATATCGGCAATAAATTGTTTGGAGAATTCAGCCGATCCGGTTCTGATGGCCAGCTGTCGGTAGTAGTCATGTTCTTGGGGCATGAATAAGTCCATTTTAAAACCATCACATCCTTTCAAAGCAATTTGCATATACCTACCGGTGTACTCTCCTTTTACAACAAAGTCTGTGATTGTATCAATAGCAGTTTTGAAAGCTTTGGTTCTTACCCATTCTCCTTCTCCAAATAGTCCGGTTTGAACGAATTCTTTTTTGGGCAGGCATACAATTTCAATGTCTTTTACTTCCGGCTGCAATCTTCTTACACTACCGGCACAATGAATGATCTCACAGGTTGGTGTAAGAATTTCAATGGTTCTGTCAGCTAGTCGTTTTGCGTAATTGAATTGCATGGTTTAGATATTTAATAGTTCGATTGGTGGAGGTGTTTTATATATGTTAGCCGCCATACAGCGACCACCCGGTTTCAAAAACAGGTGATTTTCTATCCCACCAAAAAAGTTCAGGCTTGCTTCTGTACCCATTTTCATCATAATACCAATCACCTTCCTGATAAACAAATTCGTCATCAGTAAAACACCTATGGGTTACTTTTTTCCCTTCCGACAATGCTTGAATAGCTTCTGACTTAGAAAGTAGGGCGGCTGACGAATTACTGTTTTTTTTTGCTTCTATTTTGTATAACTCTATAGCAGATAAGCCGGTAGCTTTTTCATTTAGAATCTCTACAAATCTGCTCAGGCTAATCTCCTCTTTATCATATTGACGTATCAAATCTCGAACCTCGTCAACGTAAAATACTCTACTCATGATGTTTGGTATTTAAATTTTATTGTTTGATTTATTAAAATCGCAATTACATATCCCAATCAACCGGACACTAAAGACCAAGTTCGTTTTTAAAACTATCTAAGTGACTAATAGCATCAGAAAGCATATCCTCTAAATGTCTCTTATGCTTGCTTAGAACCTGGGCTAATTCATCTTTAGTTTTTGCTTGACGTATTGCTTCTTGGTCTGGAATATCACCGCCATAAAAATCCGTCCATTCGTACATCTTGTTTTTAATTTGCGTTAATTGCATATAGTTCTTTTTTATGTCCGCCCTGCGTCTTACATTGGTTTGGACGCATGTCCGGACAGGTTAATAAATTTGGCAGTCATTATGGCCCGACCTTTAAGCCGTTGCCATTATGGATTCCCTAGTAAAAACTGCATCTTGCCATTAACCACCTTATCAAAGAGTGTTTCGTTTTCTTTCATATCGAATATGAAAGGCAAAAACATCTGCAGGGGCTTGGCTTGTCCTAATAAAATCATGGTGCATTGTATTTCTGTCCAGTCAGATAACACCTTCCAAGCTGTTCTATTGGCTTGTGCTAATAACACTGTTTTTGTATTAGCCTGCGGACGCTTCACTTCTTTCCAAAGCACTTGAAAAACTTCCTCAACCTGGGCTTTTAATTGAAAAGCTAAGGTTTGTTTAACCTGCATGTCATAATACAAAAAGGTGATGCCCTTGCAAACCTTGTTTTCATAATTCTTATTGATGTTGGTAGCTCCAATTTCAACAAGCATTTCTTCGATTCTTGCCATTGATCTGGTTGCTTCAATGGTAGAGGTGTAGTTTTTAATATTCATAAAAGTTATTTTGAAATTAAATGAGAGGTTTTTAAAGTCCGGGATCTGCATCTGAAAAGGAGTTTCCCGTTCCATCAGTATATAAATCATTCCACCAGTCAGGTGTTTTAATATGCCTGATAGGTTCGGGCTTATCTATCAATTGAAAGTTCCAAAAACCTTGTTTCCCTTTTGCAGGAATAGGTTCGATTGGTTCGGGATGAGATAACAACCATCCATAACGGTTTGGTGAGTAATCGCCAAATGCAAGTTCTTGTTCTGAAAAGTTGAAGATATTGCCACCAATGGAACATTCCATTTCATTATTTATCATGCCTCTATATAGGTCAAACATTATTGTATCAATTAAACTGACCTTACCTATAATTTGCCCGAATGGAAGTTTATCATAAGACAAACCACCATTGATGAATTGTTTGAATGGTTCTTTATAGCATAGCTCCCGGCATGATAACTTTTCCGGTCCATAACTTTTGCCCAAACTGGCATGTATGTATAGCTCTCCCTTAAATTGAGTGTCCCAACTCCGAGTTTCAATTTTCTTTGCACCCATTACAATTAACGATGCCCAAGGCTGTAGTATCGAAATAACTGTTATCTGTTTCATGATGTTCGTATTTGTATTAATAATGATCTTCTACACAGGAATGCAAATCGTCATACTTCTGCTTTAACTCCTTATCTATTTTGCAAAGCCTTTTATAATACAGCATGGCCAGAAAAACAATGACAAAAACGATGACAACAACTAAGACAAAAAGCAAGACAATAACTTCTACAGGTAATACAGGTTTCATAATTCAATCATTTGTTTTAAATCAATAATAAAGTCTTTGTAAGTAGCTGCAGAGTAGCGCAACACCCTCCAGCCTAAAGCTTGTGCCAAATTGTATTTTTCCATATCCCGGTTATAACCTTTAACCGATGTGTGTCGGCTTTTGTCAGAAAAAATACCCTCATATTCTACAGCGATCTTATGTTCTATCAAGGCAACATCAAATCGAAACTTCCTGTACTCATGAAAGCGATGTTCCGTTTCAAAAGGAATACCCAAAATGGTCAATACCTGTTTGATATCCTTCAATCCTTTAGGCTCCTGTTTCAATCGCTTTACCTTTGGTAAAACAGGTGTTACACCTATCACCTTTACACCTTTATTTGCCAATTGCTGTACATCAGCCATACTCCATCGCTTAGCCATTATCTACTTTTTTATGCAGCCTATCCATTGTTTTGAGTCCGTTATTAAAACCTGATTGATATAGGTTTTCTAAACTTTGAATAAACTTTCTATCGAAATCTATGGGCCTATCATTAACCACCAACTGCATTTGCCGCTTTATGTCTGCATATAATTTGGCTGCTGTTTTTAACACTATAGGACTAACATCTGCCTGCATCTTTACGGGCAATGAAAAAGAAGGCCTTTCATTATTCTGATTCATAGCTTGTTTTTAGAATGGTAAATCTTCATCATCATCTAATCTTGTTGGCATTGGTGCCCAGTTACCTTGAGGTAAAGACTGCATGGCTTTGTAATCTTTAAACTGTTCTAGGTCAAAACACTTTTGAATAGATAACACTGCATACAATGGCACTTTATCTAGCTTTCCGGACCTATGTTTCTTAATATGGAGATCAATACAATGCTTTAACATTGGGTCTATTTCTCCGCTAGTCTTTTGATAATCGGGTCTGGTGATAAACATTACAATATCTGCATCTTGTTCAATGCTTCCTGACTCCCGTAAGTCACTCAATTGAGGATCTCGTTTTTCTTTTTCGAGTGCCCTACTTAATTGGCTCAATGCAATGATGGGAACCTTCAATTCCTTTGCCAATGACTTTAGATTTCTTGAAATGCTGCTAATTTCTTGTTCCCTAACTCTTACATCATCGGTTTTCCCACTCATCAGCTGCAGGTAATCGACAATGATTAACCCAACCTTATGCTTTCTTACCATTTGCCGAGCTCTGCTTTTAAACTCAGAAATATTTAAAGCCGGTGTATCATCAACATAGAATGGATAATTGGAAACCACTTCTGCACTCTTCCTGAATTGATGATAAGCTTCATCGTTAATAAACTTGCCGGAGGTGATTTGCTCCAGCTCTACTTTGCCTTCACAGCTGATTACCCGGTCAATCAATTGACCACTACTCATTTCTAAGGAAAAGAAGCCGACTGGTGTTGGTTTGATGGAAGAAATCATTGCATTACGGGCTAGGTTTAAAGCAAAAGCAGTTTTACCCACCGATGGACGAGCAGCAATAATGATTAAATCTGTAGGCTGCCAACCATTTGTAGTGATATCTAAAGGCCTAAAACCAGTTGGTACTCCGGTAAGATGGTTTTTATTTGCCCGTAGCGTTTCAATACGGCTTACTCTTTCCATTGCAATAGCTGCGGAGGTCTTATACCCATCCCCACGCATATTGCCCTGCGTAATGGCCGTAAAATTGGCTTCTGCGTGATCGAGCAGTACAAAAGCATCTGTACTTTCTTCGTAAGCCTCATTAATAATCTCTCCGCCAAAGCGAATCATTTCACGCTGTATAAACTTTTGCTGAATGATTTGGCAATAGGTTTCAACATTGGCGGTTGTTTGATTGGTTAATTTTGTGATAGCATAGGGACCACCAACCAGCTCTAATTCTTCAGTAGCTTTTAACCGTTGTACTACGACCAATATATCCGGCACAACATTTTGATCATGCAGGTATTTGATGGCTTTAAAAATCAGCTGATTGGCATCTACGTAAAACGATTGGGGTTTTAGTAAATCAATCATAATTTCAGCAGCTGCAACGTTTACCATTGATGTTCCTAGTACAGCATCTTCTAATTCTTTCGCCTGTGGTGGCACTTTGCCATAGACCAATGTGTCAAGCGGAATACTTGGCTTTTGCCTTTTCTTCTTCCAATTGTCTGTTTCGTTTGTACTCATCATCTGTTCTGTTGTTAGTGGGGTTGTTATTGTTTCTGTTGTCATCAAGCTTTACCCATTTTTTAATGGTCAGATAAGCTGATCTGTTCTTTCTCAATAATGGTTCCCAATTATGCATCTGCATAAGCAGGTCTTTAACCTTTTCTTTGTCTGTTGTTGCTCGGAGTTTTATAAACTCCCTAATGGTGAAAGGTTCTTTCATTTGTGCTACCCTGGGTGCGTTTTGCGTAATCCATAACTGGAAGCCGGAAAACAACTTTTGTTCTTCTTCCGTAGGGGCTGGGTGCGTGGCTGTGCCACGAGACTCTTTTCCTTCTTCTTCTTTATTAACTATATTAGTTTTGTCTCGTCGCTGTCCCGTCGCTGTCCCGTCACTGTCCCGTTTGCTGTCCCATGATTCTGCCGAAACGCTTACCTGTGGCTCTTTAACCTGTCCCGTTTGCTGTCCCAAATCTTGCTTTTTCCCGTTGTGAGCATCGTAATTAATCAATCTGATGATGGTTTGGCCTTGATCTAACCGGCGGCTTATCATTTTCTCTTTTTCAAGAATTTTTAAAAACCTGTCTACTCTGTTTTTCTCCCATCCCCAAGAATCTGCCAGGTATCTTAAACTCGCCGGTAATTCGCCTCTATTCCAATGCACCATTTTGCCACCTATCAGCTCAGTGGCCACCGCAGCTTCAAATCTTGCCTCTTTGATAAGCCAGAGGAAAGCTTCCGCATTGGAGTACGAACGTTTTTCTGTCCACAACCAGTGGCTGAATAACTTTCGATTGATAGGTAAGAAATTACTGAGCTTTTCATCTTTTTTGCTCATTTTGTTTGTAGGTAATACGGTTAATCATTGCTGGTAATTGGTGATAGCCAATTACTATTTTGAATTGATGGCCTTGTACATTTCTAGCTGCAACTTTTTTACTTTTAAAATCGTATCCACGCTTTTATCAACTGCTTTAGCTTGGTTGATGTAGGTGGCATTCTTAGATACTTTTTCAATATTATCCTTCAGTATATTAATCAGTTCATTTGATAGTGCATTACTAGCAAATACAGCTTCAGGATGTTGCAACTCTTGCTGCTTAGGCAACTGTGCTGCTGCTTTTTCAATAGCAAGGTTTTCAGGTTGCTCGTACCAGTACTTGAGAAAAGCTTCTGCATTTTCAAACTTTCGAGTAAAGCTGTTCTTATCAGTCTTAATGGTGAATTCTTCTTTATCCGTATCAATAGAAACTTGTGTTACGGTATGGATTTGTTTGGCATATTCAAAGCTCTTGCCTTTCATGTTGTTAAGCTTAGCACCAATTGTTTTACTGTTCATGTTGCTTGATTTTACGGCGTAATTGTAATTGGGTTCTTTTAATGGCGATCAAATTTTTGTCTGCAGCTATTTCTGCTTTGATGCTTTTGTTTTTTCCGGCAATCGCATGCGCTACATAGGCATCTGTTAGGTTTAAGCTTCCGGAGTTTCTGAGGTAGTTTTCTTTTCTAGTAATCAGTTCTAGGTTACTAAGCTTACAATTCAAAGGGTTGCCATCTTTAAACCATAAGCAATGGCCTTTCGGAACTTTCCCGTTTTTAACTTCCCACAAATACTTATGGTATAGCTCCCATTTACCGGGGGCAAGCCTTATCCATTTGTATTGCTTCCCCTTTCTATTAACATGGTCTGTTCTGATTGATATCACACCATCTCTTGGTTTTGTGTTGTGCGGGATGTTTCCTTTTTGGAAACGACTCCTTAAACTCTTACTGATTGCTTCTGCAGACATGTATTCAGACTGCTTCATTCCTTTATTAACCGGAATCATTCCTTTTTGGAAAAAACTATTCAATTGCTTTTCCTGAATCAATGCCTCAAAGCCCATTTCTTTGGCAACTGCAGAAACATAATTGGCTGTCCTGTGCAATGCCTTAGCAATTGTTTTTATGCTTTGGTGAGCAATGTTGTTTTTGATATATCTTTTTTCCGACTTAGTCATTGGTTTGTGTAATTTCTCACCTCTCCATTTGTAAATCTGATCTTTAGATGGACCAATATTGTGCTTACGGATATATCTGTTAACTATAGACCTTCCTATGCCTAAGTGATCAGCGATATCACTTCCGCTCATTAACTTACTATTCTTAGTGATATAGTTAATTTGACGTTTGGTTAAACTGCTTGTCTTGCTCATTGGATAGCTTTTTTCGCTTTAAGTTTTCTGATCTCACCAGTTTGTCAATCTCTAAACCCAGACGATATTCTTTATCTGCAGCAGAACGACTGCGATACTTCTTCGCCTCCCAATGAGCCGTTCTCATACGGCTCACTAGGCTGTGAAGTTTTTCGTAATATGCCAACTGCTCCGGGCTCATGCTTATTTGGCTTTGGCTGGTTTTTTAGGTTCTGATTTTTTCAATCCTTTTTTCTGTGCTTGTAACTCGGCAATACGCTGCGCTACTTTCTTTTCCCTTTTCTCCGATTTCTCTGAAATGGTATTTTCGATATCACTCAATACCGTTGGGAAGTATTGTTGAGCTATTTCTATGCAGACAGCAGCATCAGCATTGTAACCGGTATATAACATGGTAGGCGGCAAAACATCTAGCATATAAAACCGCAGCATAGACAGAAACGTCTTTTCATCGAGTTCCGGAATCACTATAACTTCTGCATAGTTTTTTCTACTCTGTTTAATATTAAACAGCTTTACGAAATCTCTTTGACCAGTGTACGTGAGTTTATTGTACATCGCTTGGCAAATGGCTCTTCTTTCTACCTGCTTTAAGTCGCCACTTAATAGCGGAACATTATTGAACGGAGAGTAGTGATTTTTTAGCTGGTCCCAAATCTTGTTTTCGTCAATTTCTTTTGACCTTTTTTCCTTGCTGCGAATGCGTTCAATTTCTTGATCGATATCTTCAACCGTTACCGTATCAGCAGTGGTGTCTAATTTTTTAGGTGTTTCGGTGTTGGCTGATTTTTTACCGGTCAATTGAATGTAACAATACTTACCTCTGTCAGTACCTTCGATGATAAAAGCTTTTTTATACTTGCCAGATTCAATTGAACGCTGGTAGCTATAACAATCATTCTCCCATTCTGCAACGGCTTCATCAAAACCTTCTTTGCATTCAACCTTTTCATCGTCGGTCATATCGTTATAATCATTATCCTCCTTCCATTCTTCCCAATCGGGTTGCTCCGGCTTTTCTAGTTTGTTGAAAGCATTTCTATCAAGTAGATCAAACCCATCAGCCTGTAATGATTGCACCAGCTTTTTATCTTCAAATCTGCCGAAGTAATTAGAAACGAAAATGATACCCGGAATCTCTTTAGCCACCTGCAGTTCGTTTTCAAAAAACAAATTGGTTTTTTCCTGAAAGCAGGTAATGTTCGTACACCTTGCATTTAATTCATCATCCGGAAATAAACCGGCACAAGCTGTATTGTACAAGCAATTACTACAAGCTCCGGCTTTAGGCAAAAGCGTAGCATCATTGATATCGAAATTGGCTAAACTCAATTTACCACGGTAAGCAACAAGCTGATATTCATTAATCTCAATCATTCGGCCAGATTTGCTTTCCAATTCATCTTCATCTACCCTATCAGCCAGTATTTGCAATTGCACATCTGGAGCAAACAAGGCAATTTGAATAGCCAATGAAATGGTAATTCGATTATTGAAAAACAGTTGTTGCCATTGTGTTGTCAGCGCATTTAATTTCATGCGTTGTTTAATGTATTGGGAGCTCTTTCCTACTTTATGCATAAGATCCTCAACACTGTATTGCCCGGTCTCGATGGCGTATTTAATGGCAACAGCTTCTTCCATTGGGTGAACATCTTCACGCTGAAAGTTTTCAATCAGCTGCATCTCTCTTACTTCCTGATCTGTCAATGCTCTGATGATGGCAGGAATGGTTGTTCTGTCGGCAACTTGTGTTTGTACCATTTGCGAGGCTCTGAATCGTCGCTCTCCGCAAACAATTTCATACTTCTTGCCTTTTTCCCGAACCAAAATGGGTTGCAATACACCTTTTTCTTTGATGCTTTCTGCTAACTCAATGGTTTTGCTGGTATCAAATGTTTTGCGTGGGTTGGTTGGACTGGCCACAATATCTTTTAGTGGCAGATTTTGAAAGTCAGTTTGTTTTTGCATGGCTTTTTTTTATGGGTAAATAATTATTGGGCTTCAAATTCTAAAGACCCTTGTGTGTCTGGTCCTACCTTGCCATTCAAGTATTCTCTCAATTCATCTTCACATAAAGTGATGGCATCGTCTAACTCCGTTAAGAACGGATAAGCTTTTTCGCTTTCATCAGAGAATCTTGTGTTAGGTGTATTGAAGTGCATGGTTTTACCATTCTTCAATGTTTTGTACGCAGATATCACTACTCCTTTATCTTCATCGCCACCGGAAATAGTGATGCCGGTTACGGTGAAATCTCTGAATAGTTCAGGATTGGGGTTGTCGATATCCGGCACCATTGCAGTGCCTACAAACTCACCCAATAAAGCGGCATGTAGTGCCAGGGCATTGAAAGCTGTAGTTAAATCTTTGTGGGGTTTACCAAAAGACTCTTCGGAACAATGGGTTGGTTTGGCATTGTTGCTGTCTCTTTTTTCGAACTCAACAACTACTTTGTCTCCTTTCAGGAGCTTGCCTTTTGTGATGCTAATTTTACTCATATATGTAGGTTTAAAAATGACTGTTTAAAAAGGGGGCCAGATGAGAGCATCAGCCCCGGTTACGATAAAACTCGCTATGTAGCCAGTGGAGAGAACAGGATTCGAACCTGTATTGCCTTAGCACCGTTTGGATGGCAATCGAACGCAGTGCAGCGCCGAGCGTCTATCCGTTTCACCATCTCTCCATTTGCCTGCAATATTTCATAATGAGCTATTACAGGACTTTTTTTCTAACCCGAAAATTTAAAAGAGCATAATCTGTTGTCTTTTGCCAACTTTTATATTACTACTCTCGTCTTCACTTTGTCTTTGTAAGCTGCTCTGCAGACGCTCAATAAAATGTGTTTCACCCGGTCCGGTTACTTGATAGTATGGCAAGTAACCTGCACCATTGTACACTTTGTTTATGTGCCAGCTTTTCCAATGCTTCATACTTAATGTGTCCATCCATGCTACTTCTCCAACCATTGTATTCAGCATCATATTTATTACTGTCATCTTACAACAGTTGATATCGATATCTGCACCATAGAAGATTAGATTTCGATTGTGCTTAGCCGCCGATAAAAGCGTTCGTCCACTTCCGCAGGTTGGATCGCAAACCGTTTTCTTTTCCGGTGTATCATCAGCGATTATAATAGCTGCCATGAATTCGGTAACAGAATCCGGAGTAAAGAATTGACCTTTAAACTTGTTACCAAAGTGTTCCATGAAGTAATCACCAAACGGATCATAGAAACCTGTGCCATTATTATCTGCAATGTCAGCCAGTGCGTAAAATGCTTCTGCAAAGAGCTTGTGTTGTTCTTCCTTCGGATATCGCTTTCTCAAATCATCGAAGTATTCTTCTTTTCTATCCTGCCATTTCAGCATCAGTAGCGTATAGTCCAAGAAGTCTTCAAATACTGTCCAATTGTTATTGGTGTAGGATAAGCTGCTTAATGCTTTTTCAAAATCCTTTTTTGCTTGTGCTTGGGTTCTAATATGTTGCTCCACTTTTTTTTTAGTACGGCAAATCGTCAGAATAAGGCAATTCACCTTTTGCTTTTTCTGCTAAATATTTATTGCTGAATGTTTCACCTTGCCAACTGGTAATTGGTCCGGCATTCAATTCACTTGCAGTGAGTGTTGCCGTAACTTCATCCACCGGGTTTATGGCATAAATGGCAGCTCCACCAAATAGCTTTGTAAATGCCGGTTGTTTAGCTGTTTCAGGAACATCAACCCTTAGCATGTTTACACCAGCAATGTTTTGTTCGGAACATTTTCCGGCAATGCGTTGGTGTCCAAATAATTCAACAATACACCAAGCTTCGAATGTTGTTTTTTCGCTCATTACATCGATTTTAAACGGTTAAGAATACATTGTAAGGTGTGTGCATCCAATGCACCCAAAGGCATAGGAGCCTTATCGCTTTTGCCGGAGCTTACCACTTCAACTACTGCCATCATGCTCACCGTTGTTTTTCTTAGCTCACTGATGTAAAGTGTGTCTCCACTTCTCGTTACTTTTAATTCGGGCTGAATCCGTAAGCGATCGCCTGTGCCTTTGGTTATTGCTTTAAAAGCATCTTTAATTTGTTCTTGCATTAGACAGTAGGAATTTCAAGGGTGATAAAATTTCTTTTTACCAATTCAAAGAAGCAATCCTTGGTAGCAGTGATGTCTGCCATGGCATCGTGAGCACCTTCCATTTCTTTGTTGAATAAAAAGCGGTACAGCTCTTCAAGCTTTGGCCATTTATAACCACGACCATTGGGAGCAGGTAGCTTGCAAACATTGGTTGATTTCATCATGGTACAAATCTTATTCATACCCTTGCGTGGCTCCATGCCGGCACGAATAAATTCAGCCCATAATACTCTATGATCAAAGCTTAAGTTGTGGGCTACTAGGAAATCAGCCTGTTGTTTATAGTCATACAAAAACTCCAGAATACTTTCTATTGATCTGCCTTCTTCTTCACATCTTTCAGTACTCATATTGTTCTTAATGAAAAACTCTTCCTTTGGTATTTCCCAACCATTAGGCTTCACCAATGATTGAAAAGCAGTTAATGTTTCTCCTGTTTCATCACATAATAGCCATGCGATTTGTGTAACCCTTGGCCAGTTGTTTACATCTTCGTAAGATGCTTTGTAGTCTATCGGTTTACCGGTTGTTTCGGTATCAAAAAATAATATTTTCATGTTGCATTGCTGGTTTTAGTAAGTGATGGAATTGACGATCTTCGATATAGGAAAGAAATTGATTGAGCACCTGCAGGACATCATCTCCCATGCCCTGGTACCTTAAGCACTGGTAAGGCTCATGCGGCACGATTGCCACCTCTCTTATGATGTATGGCTTTTGAACAGGTAGTTGTTTGAATTGCTTTACTTCAAACACATCGTACCAAAACACATCTGCCATCAACATATCCAAATAAAATCTCCATTGGCAACTGTCATGATACTCTTGCATATCCGGAGATGCAAACTTTAATTTTACATCTCTACCTTGTGCACCTTCTATGCCATCCAAACGTCCGGTTACTTGTATAGGACCATACATTGTTTCGTACACTTTATTCACCGGCACTTCATGTTGCATGGTTGGATGCAGATTGCGATACAATAAAGCAGGTGCATATTGTTCCGCAGTAAAGACAAAGTCGTCCGCAAGAATAAACGGTCCGCTCATTTCAAATTTGCCCTCTACAATTTTGTGGTAAGCAGAGCCCAAATAGGTTTTATCGTTACCCTTAAACATGCCTTTAAGTGATTCAATCAACGATGCTTCTGTATCGAATGGTGAAGTCTCTGCCATGTATCGGCGAAACTTCTCTAGGGTAGTAACAGATATTCTTTTCATATTATAAAAAATAAACCCGACATCGATTTCCCGATGTCGGGAAGATGATTAACGAAGCGCTAAAGATTCGGTCTGAAAAATCTTTACACCTGGTATAGTTCGAACACCGGCATTCACTGCCTTTCTGATGGCAGCTTCATCTACCACTAAATATTCTCTTGGTATTTGTGTAGTATCGGTTAATTCAAACGTCCAACGGAGCGTTGTTCCTTTTGCTTTAACGGTAGTGGTATTAAATACCGGAGAAGGTGGAGGAGGTGCAATGCTTACAGCTTGAGTAGCTGTAGCTATTTCCGCTACATCTTCAGCATCTCCAAAAGCATCTACCAAATCTTTGTTGGCTAATGCTTCTGCTGCTTTCTGTTCGTTGTTGCGGCGAATGCTTTCTAAAAAACCGTTGCATACATGATTGAAAGAAGCGTCATCGTAATTGGTAATTTCATTGCTGCTCATACTGCCAACACCTGCTAACTCGTAGCGGTCAACAGTGCCGTTGTATTGAAAACCCAATTCATTGATCAAATACTTTTGACGTAGTGCTGCTTTCTCTTGAAGCTTACGTTTTTCCTCTGCCTTTTGAAAGACAAGGATGGCATTCTTTACAGCAGTAACTTGGTTGTCTAAACCGGTAGTCATTGACTTTGCATAGTTGTCAATTTCCTTCTTTGCATCTGCAAAGGGACCACCCAGTTCTTTACGCTTGTCTTCAATTGCTTTCGACACTTTATTGGCATCCTTCGCCAATTCTAGTGCTTCCTGCATTTGTGTTTCATCTTTAATCTGCAGGTGTGGTTTGAGTGCTTCAATAGCCTCATCCACTACTTGTTTGGCAATATCAAACTTGGTAAGATCTGCCTTTACTTGTTGGATGTCCCCTGCTTTAATCGCATCGGGACGAATTACTGTAACCATGTGTTTATAGTTTAAATTGAGGAAAAGGGTTTATTCAAAAGTCATGGCCGGTTGCGCTGCCAGTTCTTTATTGGGTAATGGTTGCCCTGCACCTGTAGCCTCATCTGCAACCGGTGGCTCCGGCGTAGGGGCAAAGAATTTGGCGGTTGATTTATCAAACTTCAACCCCAACTTTTCTTGCACTTGCTTCATGGCTGATTGTGCCTCATTGGTGCGGCAATTGTTAGTGAGGTAGAATGATAATGCTTCGTTTAAACCATCTGCAGTGGTAACAGCAGTAATGAATTCAACTCCTTTATTTTGCATCAACTGCATACCCTGCAATTTCAAATAAGTAGGTTGCTCATTTAATACCGTAATGATTAAACCGAGATCTTCAAAAGAGCTAGCATCATTAATGCTTTGCTGAATGCTTTCAAATTTCTTCATGGCTTCTTCTTGTGCTTCGTTAATGGCTACAATAGAACCTTTAACCTGCTCAATCACATTTGCCATAAAGTGTTTTAATGCCGGATCTGTCTTGTCCGGAACTTGCATCATAGGAAGGTTGGCAGTATTTTTACCAATGGTTAAATCAGTTGGTGACCATTGAATGTTGCGGTGATTGTTTTGAAAGCTTACATAGCCTACCTGATCAGCTACTCTCAAAATCAATTGATAGGACTGGCCTGTTACATCGGGAATACTTTTCTTGGTATCCTCGTCTTTTTTGGCGTGGGCAATGATCACCACATCTAGTCCTTCGGTACGGCGATTGTTCAAGAACAATTTAAACTCGTCACCAATTTCACCATAGGCTTTCAGCTTATTGGTTTTTAGCTTGAAATCTCGCTTTACTACATAACTCATTAAAAAGTCATCTAGTGCAGCTTTGGCAGTGTCAATCACTACTGTTTTGTAGTTCTTGAATGTACCGGCTTGCTCTTCGGCAATTACATCATCCCAACTGTTGACGATAACGGTATCTTGTCTGAATAGAGAGCGACTAACGCCCCGGTCAAAGTCTAATACTACAACCTGATTAGAGGTGTTGCCCAGTGTTGTTTTACAAGAGCCCGGCTCTCCGTAGATGGCGATTACCACGGGTCTTTGTGGTAGTGGCTCGTTTGCTTTAAGTAGCGGCATAGCTAAGTGTTTATAGTTAAAAAAAAGAATGTAGTTTTGTACTGTGTTTATAGTTAAGCCTTATGGGTTTGATTATAGGACCGGCTTCTCTAGGCCGGTTTTTTTTCGTCCTTAATATGCATCACCCAAACAAATGCAATGGCTATTAAAATGCTACCCATGTGTATGTCTGTTTTTACATTTGATTAAATCCCGGCGGTTGTATTGGTAATTTCTTCCATTGGTATTCCGGTATTCAATACCATGAAGCTGATCTGTAACGTCTGCTTGGGCTGCTTTTACTTTTCGTCTAAACCAGTCTGTACTTTCGTAACCAAACATGGCTGCAGCATCTGCTTCACTTACCCAAGTGGTATCAATTTTGTCTTTTGATACGAGGGAATACAATTGTTTTACTAGGTTGGTGAGGTACTTTATTTCCTCTCCCTGTTGTTTTACCAGTTGTACTAATTCGCTCATGTTGTTCTGATATTGTTGGTTTAGTAAAGCGTATAGCCATGTTTAAAATCATCCACCAAAAGCCCAAATACAAACTCAGCATTACGAGGGCAATAATGAGGTAGACCATTAGTTTTGATTTTCGGGTTCATGTACTCGGGTTGCTTCAAAAATTTGGGCAGCTTGGTTAGCTGTAAAACCAAACTTTGCTTTCATATCATCATCGCTAAGCGGGATAGCATTAGCTAGTGAAAGGTGTTGCAATTCGTTTCTTGCAACTAAGCCGGCATGTTGTTGCACTTGTAAAAACAACGCATCGCTGGTTTGCAAAGCCCATAACATGTTAAGACCGGTGCCGCTGATATTGCGGAGAAAAACAGTTTCGGTAGCTGTGCCCAGGTTGAGTATTTCTGCTTCTACCCTAATCATTACATCGGGCATTTTGTCTAATACAAATTCGGCAGGTACGTTGTAGTCAAAAATTACTTTCATGATGTTGTGTTTATAGTGATTGGTATAGTTTTATGCCACTTCTTGTACTTGCTGTAGGGTGGCAATAAACTTTTGTTGTTTGGTGAGGAGTTCTTTACGCATTTGAAGTTTGGCTTCAAAATAATCGGTGATGCAAGTCATCATTTCAATGGTCATGGTATGGCCATGAAAGAGAAAGTTTCTTACCTGTCCGGCTTTGTAGCCTTTGCCGCTGCGCATTTGTCTTTCTTTGGTAAGCTGGCTAATTTTTGCGGCATCTTCTTTTTCTAAAAGTCTACTGTCTTTAAGCGACTTGAGGTAATCGGCTGTGATGAAACAAGGTGTTGTGCTCATATTAGTGAATTGTGTTTTTTTGTACGAATTGGGTAAGGTGTTGGCAGATAACTGCGTGATGGTATTGGTACCAGTAATCTTGCCATGGTGTGATGCCTGTTAGCTGACCATGACCATCGGGTTGAGAAGGGTCATTAAAATCGTTGCACCATTGGTTGAGGCCTTTGTTTTCTACAAAAGATTGAAATTGTGCTACCGAAATGGTGATGGTTGCAGGGTGTTGATTATCAGAAGGATAAGCCACAATATGGCTATCTTGATAGAGGTTGCCGTCGAAATCAATAATTGTTATTTGCTTTTTGGCAACCTTTTTTACTAATTTAGCATCCATTTAGCGTTGTTTTGTTATCGTGAAACAAAAATAAACAATTGTTTCATTTTACAAAACATTTAGAAACATTTTTTTAAAATTTCTTTTTTGGATATAAAAGACAAATTGAAGTTGTTTAGAGAGTCTAAGGGATGGACCAAATCAAAGATGGCTGAGAAAATCGGCATCACAAGCCAGTTGTATGGGATGTATGAAACAGGAGAAAGGAATCCAAAGCACTCTTTTTATGAAAAATGGCAGGATACATTTGGATTCGATATTAAGGTTGAAGAAACAGAAACACTTAAAAATCCTGAAACAATTGTTTCAAAGATTACTTACACAGAAGATCAGGTACAAAAGGATCGGTTGCAATTAAAGGCCTTGGTTAAGACCTTGTTTCAGCGGGTGGCAAAGCATGAGGCAAAGCTTTACGGCATTTCGATTGATGCAGCTTTGGACGAATTGGAGAGCGATACCAAGATAAATTTAAAAGACTTGCTGAGCGAAGGCAAATAGTTTTTGATTTGGCTTTTTTCATGGTATAGCTTTTAGGGTGAAGGATTAAAGGGCAGCTAACTTATATTATAAAATCTAAATAAATTGATAAAATGAGAAAGGCATTATTCATAATGTATATACTCTTTGCCAATATGGTGTATGGTCAAAAAGACACCGCCATTTCTTTCATTGGCATTGATTCTGTACCTGGCGCAACTAAGGCACAATTGTTTGAAAGGGCTAGAACCTGGTTTAACGAATCGTTTAAAAGCAGTAAAAGTGTTTTCCAGATAGTTGATAAGGACAACGGAGAGCTAACAGGCAAAGGCTTTGTTACCAGCACGGTTGATTATAAGCTTTTAGGAAAAACAAATGTGTACAAACTTGATTTTGCATTTATGATTTCCGTTTTTGTGAAAGATGGAAAATTTAAGTACATGTTGACAAATTTTGACAATGTAAACAGCCAGCTTGGTTATACGTTCGGAATCATGACTTCAGCAAATCAAACAGATATATCTGTCCCAATGGTTTCAAAGAAAAAAGTAAACGCATCTTACGTAGATGCTAAAAATTCTTTGACGGCTACCATAACTGCTGCCATTGCCGATTTTAAAACAAAGATGCTTCAAAAGGAAGCCAGTGATTTTTAA